CCCATCATATTAAACATAGGGTATCATATTAAACACAGGGTTGCCCCATCATATTAAACATACCCCTCCATATTAAACATAGAATTATTTTCTACCCCATCATATTAAACAAAAAAAGGGAGACAAAATTAATTGACCCCCTTCATATTAAACATTTTATTTTTATCTTATCACATAAACCCCAGAGTTTACTCCCTGCACTAAGTACATTAATCCATAACGGATTGCATCTAAAAAATGATTAAACTTATCTATTGGTGCTTCACCCTTATCTTTCCATACATAGTTATTTAGCTCTCTTATTATACCGTGAGAACCTCTATCAACTATTATCTCATAATCTTGCATCAAAGCTATACCAGATAATATACTACCTTTCTTCTTTACTGTAGGCTTTATATTAAGACCCAATGTTTTCATTTCTGATATTAAACGTGGTTCACTATTATCACAAATAATCAAATCCATACCACACTCTCGTCTATTCATACCTGCTATCTCAGATGTGTTTAGATTAGGTTTTCCGTAGATTTCCTTAACCCAAATCTTTCTTGCGTTCTTATCTACCGAAATCTTCACAAGTGTCGTTAAATCGGCTGAAAATCCAAAATCTTGTCCATAGCAAGTAAGTTCTGTAGGAATAAAGTCTCCAACTCTCCATTTTCTTATAATAGTACCCTCTGCTTTCTCAAGCCAACCTCCTAATATTTGGTGTTGATACTTATCTGGTCTCTTGCGTTTCATTTCGTAAATTCTCTCCAAGAATGATTGAGATAAGTTCTTCTTATTATCTTTGTAAGTTGTATGAACATAAGTAACGTTACCTTTAATCATATTAGAGGCTGCCAATACGTTTTCATTTTGAAAGAACCTCTGATATATCCAATGCTCTTTAGTTGTTGGATTCAGTATAAGAATAACCCTATTCTGTTTAGTCTGTGAACGTATAGAGAAGTCAATCTTATCAAAAGTACCTTCATCTACAAGTTCTTCTGCCTCATCTACTACAAATGTAGTTATACCATTCAAGGATTTAAGTGCTGCAGTCTGATTACCAGATGACGTTCTAATACCTTTAAATATTATAGAACTACCTGTCTTTAGGTTCATAATCTCATCTTTAGTTATCCTAAAGTCATCGTGAACTCCCATTAAGTTAATCTTCTCAATAAATTCAGGTATAATAGACGTATGTGCTGACATCATTGTATAACGTGAGAATAGTATCTTATGACCTTCTTCATAGGTTAAATTAAGTAGGAATACGTTTACACCAAATGATTTACCACTACCTCTACCTCCTGTAATAACAAAATACCTGCTATCATTCTTGAAAACAGGTATGTATTTTTCGTGTATATCTATCTTACTCATCTTTTGGTGTTACGTCTATAATCTTATCCTTAATCTTCTTACCTTCAATACTATCCCCAAAGAAATTAATCACAGGAGCATTAGGTTTCTTAGTAGAGGTTTCCTTGTCTTCATCATAGGCATAATCCATAAGCAATTTCATATGATTGTAGCTACCTTCTTTTGCTTTCTTAGCTAAACTCTCAAAAGCATTTACTTCACTACCAAAAACATTCTTAATAGCTTTCTTAGCGTATTGCTTCTTACGATTCTTCTTAGCGGTATTCATTGCAGGTTTGTTAGACCTCTCTTTATCTGGTACAGGTAGCTTAGGAATAGATTTCTTTCTACTGTTCCCTTTTCTTCCATCTGTAGGCTTAATCTCTTGTGAATTACTCATATTAGGATAACTAAATTGTTGTTATTTTGTTTTTTAACTATAGTAATAGTAATTATCTTGTTCATTCCTTTCTGCTTCATAATACCTCTCAGTAACCTGTATTTCATAATCTAACAGCCCTGAAAGATATTTACATATAAACTTAATATCTGAATCTGATAACTCATAATCCTCTTCATCTATTAATATCTCAGCATTTAATACATCATTCACATCTAAAGTTAAATCTATCAAGTAATCATCTTCTTGATAATATAAAGAAACTTCATATGGTAATGGGTTAGTAGAATCACCATTATCTGAATACTCTGGTCTTATTGATAATATCTTATCTTTTAGTTGTTCTTTCATAATATTTAGTTTTTAATTATGTTAATCATTGTTATAATGTTTTAAATAAGGTTGTTCTTTTAATAAACATTGTTTTTTTGTTTTTGTATGTATAAATTTAATATACCTAAACTGCCTTAGCTCTACTTTGCGTAATTTATCTTTATCTTTAACCTGAACACCAGCTTTATCTCTTTTAGCAGTTACTTGTATGTTGTGATAAAACTTATCTCCATCAGTATAAAATATAGACAAATGTTCTCCATAATAATTAAAACTACAAGCCTGATAAACAATACCTAAACCTCCACATCTTTCATCTGCAAAACTTTGAATCCATTTTATTTTAGGGTATTTACCTTTTAAGTATTTACAACTGTAGCTTATTGACTTGCTCTCGCTATTTCTTTTTGCTTCATCATCTAGCCACATTCTATTAAGTTCACAAGCCTCTCCGTTTTTAGTGTTTTTAACTATGCTTGAAACTGAATTATTATTTAAAAGATGTCCGTATTGCAACACTCCTAATAGTTTTTTATTTATAAAAACACCTAAATGAATATAACTGTTGTTAAAGTATTTCTTACTGTAGTGATTTTTTTTTATAATATCATTTGCTAAACCTCTATCAATCTCTTTAATATAAAAATCATCAACACCATAACCAATTACTTCCCTATGACCAAACATTGGTATTTGATTGCTATAAATAAATCCCTTCATAATCTAAAGTAAATGCTTTGTTAAATAAGATGAAAATGAAGCCGAAACTGAATCTTTAGTAAAAGTACAAGACTCCATTGAATTATAGTGAAAGGTAGTAAAATCAACCAATAAATCTAATATTTCTTTATTAGTCTTTTGAAGTAATTTACTTCTATTACTTCTAATTCTATTAATTACAGGTATTATACTACCACCATTTAACTTCATTGACTTTCCATTTTTATTAAGATGTCTTAATATTCTTCCATCTTTTGAGTAATTATAACCCAAATATTCAACAAGATTTATTAACCTATCAAAACAAATAGGTAACTTAGATTTACCTTTCTTAACATCAGCAGTGTTTCCTAAAAATATATTTATTAAAGACGGAACTGTAAAAAGACTTCCGTGTACACCGTTTGCTTCTTTTAAACTATTAGGACTCTGTAAAACCTGTGTTAAAAATTTCTTATAATCATTATTACCTGAACCAGCATAACTAACAATATAATCTATTTTTTGCAAACTCTTACCTCTTGTATTAAAGGAAATAAAAGCCTGTCTTGCTTCCTCTTCATTTTTTACATATTTTTCTTTTACATTTATCATACTTCTTTTTAATTTCTTAAATATTGCATCTGATAAATGAGCTCCATCAGTTAATATCTTAGTTCCTTCCTCAGTAACACAAATTAAAACATCCCGCATTTGACCTTGAGAATACACTGCCTCTGCTAAATCTTTTACATTTTTTTCATTTCTCCATCGTTGCCAAGAAGGAACTATTACACTATTAAAATCTTTTTTACTGTAAACTACATTTTTAATTGCTTTCATTTGTTTGTTTTTAATTATTAATATTATTTTGTTATGAAGCAAATCTACAATACTTTTTTAGATTGACAATACTTTTTAACAAATTTTAACATTTCTTTAACATTTACCTATCTACTCTATCTTTACTTCTTAACAGTTCTATCTCCCTATTTAAGTAGTCTTGTGCCTTAATTAAGTCAAGTAGTTCATCGTGCTTCTTACCTGCTCTTGCAATATACTTAATGATATTACCTCTACAGAAGTTTAAATCATAATCCCTTATAACATCTATGATATCATAATCATTTCCGTTCTCGTAATGTGGTTGTGTTCCTCTCATAGTTTGTTCTCTTTTACTTGTTTGATAATTCTTTTAATTGTTTTCATTTGTCTTTGTTTTGGTTTATACAGTTCGAAATTTAGGTACTTGAATTAAGTCTATATTCAAGATTTGCTCAATATTAGTAATAGTTTCCAATTGAAGGTTTTCAGTACCTTTCAAGAGTTTATTAACATATTGAGGTGAGCAAAGCATTGCTTTTGCTAATTCTTTTTGAGTTTTAGGAAAGATATTAGCAGTTTTGTTCGCTTTAAGTGCAGACATTATTTTTACAGCAATAGCAAAAGAAATATCAAGCCAAACTTTATTTTCTTTGCGATATTTCGCTCTTTCAATCCAAGTATTGTCTTGGTTTAATTCATACAGTCCTAAATCTTGGTCTTGCTTCATCATTTTTGATAATAACCTTTCCGTTCTATTTGGTATTATAAAATTCAAAAACTTGTTCCAATATTTTCTAACCTTTTTGTTGGTTCGATAAGATGTTTGGTTTCTCATATTAGTTATCTTTAATTGTAAATACTATTTTTATTACTATTATTATAAATAATACTATTAATATCCCCATAATATACATATTTTATTGATTAAAAACAATAACCTTCTAATGAAGTGTCTCCTTCTATTATTTTACATTCATCTTTAGTTTTCCAGCTCCAAGATTTAACCCTCAAGCTTACAATATCTCGTATTTCACTCCTTCTATCTTGTGGAATAGTGTCTATAAGCAATTCTAAGGCATCTTTGTCTTTTTTTAGTGTATTTGTATGTATATTCTGTTTGGAGTCATTTAAACGCTTCTGGTGTGCTTGTTCTAACGTAAGGAACTCTTCTGCTTTATCATTAAAGTACACATTATATGTATTTCTGAATGATGGGTATGTTTTATAGTAAATACTTATTTTTTTTAATGATTGAAATATAGATGCTCTGTTTCTTTTTACACCTCTTGATTCAAACCAATCTGAAATCATTCTATCGTTCATAAAATTAACATCTGTTAATATTTTGTAGAATAATGTTCTATTAATCATTGTTTTAGTTTCTCTTGATGTACTATTTATATCAATCCCTGTTAATACTTCAAAATCTCTTGCTAATTCGTCTGCGTTTTCCTTATTATAATCTATCATATCGTTTGTTTTAATTTAATTTGTTATTTTCTCTTATTTTATTTATTTCTACCATTGTTTTAGTGAAAGTATTGGTATCGTGCCAATCTAAGGCTTTTTTTATCCCTGCACAAGCCAAATAGTACTCTTGTTCTTCATAATACTCTAAAATCTCTTCTAAAATAAACTTAGGTAACCCTTCTTGTATCTCAATTATTGAATTTGAGAAGTATAATTCCACAATATACCTATCTTCATCGCTTAATATTTCCATAACAGTCTGTTTTAAGCGTTAGTAATGATTTAGCTTCATTAAACATAGATTTAGCATCCCCTCCATATATCTCTTTATACAATCTATAAGTTCTATTGACTAGAGAATACTCATTTTTAGCCTCTTTAAAGAGCTTTTTAGTATAAGCCTTACCATACCCCTTACAATAGTTTATATTATCAGCAGTATCACCTATAATCATCTGAGAATAGAAGTTCTCTTTTGCTTCTTGCTCTGAAATCTTAATTAACTCTCTATTCTTATAGTTGTAGTTATAAAACCAACAAGGAAATTGTTTATAGTCTTTGTCTAATGACATTATGATAACAGAGTCAATACCATTTTTTTTCACTTCCTCTGCCCACAATGTAGCTACAACATCATCTGTTTCAACCCCATCACCATAAATAGAATCGTATGCAAGTTTAACCATATCGTGAAGTAATGGTAGTATGTCAGGTCTCTTCTGTGTTCTATTCAATTTGTATGTAGGGGATATATCTTTTCTAAAGTTGTTTTTAGAACCATTACAAATTACAATCTCATCTACTTCCACTAAATCTTCTAAAAAGGATAACAGCTTATCAAGGCTACTCTCAAACTTATCAAAAGCTACGTTCACATCAGTCTCAAATATATTGTCTAAAGAATCCCTATCTTCCTTCCTCTTGAAGCAAGAGGCATATATCAAACTATCTGCATCAAATATTACTTTCATCTGTTAATCTATTGAGTATTTAACACTTTTGTTTACTTTCCTATCCAATCTAATCTTAGTGGTTTTTCTTTTGTTTTTGTTATCTGCATCATTTTTTCGTTCAACCCATCCAGTAATAGGATTTATTTGGTGATTCCAAAACTCACTTAATCTTTGTTGTTTAATTCGCTTCATAATATACTTGTTTTAATCTTACGAAGCAAAACTACAAAACTATTTATAAACTTGCAAGTACTTTTTTAATTTATTTACAATTCCTATGATACAGGGTTTACAGCTTGTGTTTTTTTGGTTAGTGTTAAACACATTATTATGAATAGATATTAGCCTTTTCCTTTGTTCAGAAGTAGTCTTATTTGTTTTACTATCCACAAAATCGCTTAGATAAGTATAATCATCCTCAGATATACAATTTATCTTTTTATAAGTAAATAATTTATTTAGCTTAACTTGTCTCTCACTACAACCACAGTCCTCACCAGCTATAAACTTAACTAATTTATCTACTCCTGTAGCTTTAGTAATCTTAGCTACCGTGTCGCCAACACCTTTTGGCTTTGTTTCAACATTCTGCTTTAACTTATTGTAGTCTTCACTTCTCTTTAATGCTTTCCATTCTTTGTACTCTCTGTAGTCTTTAGACCTCTTGTCTATAGTTTCGTAGTACCCTTGTTTTTCTAATTGTAAATAATAATTGTTTGGTCTCATATCTTGTCAAAATCTTGGTTAAAATAATCTATTAAATCTTCTGATAAACTTTCTCTTAATATAGCTTTTTGGTTTAGTATAGAGTTATGTATAGATGTTAATCCTATCTTAGCTCCTTTTGATATTGCCCTCAAAGATAAGCCTTGTATGAAGTATAATTCAAACAACCTCTTATCATAAACAGTCCAATCAGACGTTATACTTTCTACCTCACTCACTATCTTTTCAAAAGCATCATCTTCCTCCACATCATACTGCTTCTCAACAACCTCATCATTCTCTAATATCTCATAAAATATACTATTACGTTTATCTTTCAAATAAGAATAATACAAGTTCCTTAATGTAATCCACACAAAGTACCTGTTAATATCATCCTTATACATAATCCTCTTCTCATCTTTCACAAGTCTGTGCATCCTAAGATACATATCTTGAACTAAGTCTTTAGCTACATCAATATTGCAACCTAAATTTACTAACATCTTAATCCATAACTCGTGATGAACTGCTAATTTTTCTAACATTAAATCTCTTTTATAATTATTTCTACTCTTGGGTTATCCCTATCCAATTCTGTAGGTAATATAGTCTCTGTCTTTACATAATCGTCATTATCATCTTCCCAACAACCATACTCAGTTATAGAGTCTAATAAGAACTTACTTACTACACTAACTACATTCATCTTGTCTAATCGTCTTTTAGAGGCTTTATAGACCTTATAAGTTACCTCGACAGGTGTTTGTATAGATAAGCCTTCTAACTGCTCTCTAAGAGTCTCTGAATAGGCTTTCTTAGCATCATTACTTATTCTATGATGTAAGTTTCTATATGTGTTCATATTCAAGTAAATCTTCTTATCCTTAACGGTTTTTCTTGGTAGTGTTACAGATAGAGGTGATATTATCTTATGATTCATATTCTATATGTTTAGCCATTGATTCAGGAAGTATATAAGAATACTTGTTGATTTTACTGTTGTCATTAAAGTCTGTAGTCTTAGGGCATTTAAACGCTTTTACAGGTGTTTTAACAATAGATGATATGTTCTTTGATATATTGAATACCCACACACCTTTTTCATCAGTTACAACATATAGAAACGTCTTACCTTTTATTTGTGATTCTTGATAGTTGGTAAACAGTTTCATAGCCTCAATAATTTTATCAGAATAATACTTTCTTCTATTCTTTATCTCAACTATATAATTAACATCAAAAGCATCGTAACAACTATAAGTGTCCGATGCTAATGACAGATTAATTCCTTTAATCTTGTTTAATAAATCTACAGTAGATTGCTCTGTCATTACAACTCCATCTTTACATTAAAAGCAGTATGACCTCCTAATACAATACCTAAACCAATAGCCTCCTTCTTACCTCCTTGCATATATCCCATAGCATATGATTTACTATCTATACCACAACCTACTGCCATACCAAATATAGCTCTTGTTTTACCAAACATCCATTCACAATAGAAGTCAGTGTGGTAATGACCAGAAACAGTAGATACCATATCTCTTTTAGCAGCCATTCTTGGTTTACCACTTTTATCTCCGTGAACATATCGAACTCCATCATAATAAACCTCTGTTACAAAGTTCCAATTAGGGGTTTCTAATACCTCAGAAAACTCCTTAATCCACTTGCTTGGAATGTCAGATGATTGTGCTTTGCGAATAATAATTCTATCGTGATTACCTAAAGTAACATCTGCATCAGGAAATGCTTTATACCATTTAGCTAATTTCTTTACTGCTTGTTCTAACTCAAACTTACCCCCTAAACCATCTGCTGATGATTCGTGATAGCTTGAATAATGATTGTCAATAACGTCTCCAATAAATACAACCTTGTTACAGTTGTGTATAGCATACTGCTCTTTACAGAAGTCTAAATAACCATCTAAACAAAATGGTTCGTGCAAATCACCTATAACAAGAACTCTATTCTCTACTTTAGTTAAGTTCTTATAAGCTTTTAATATCTTGCCTTTTAATCTTGGTCTAAAATCTTTCATAATTTTTGTTTTATGTTATAAAAATAATGTTTATTGTTTGTTTTATTAGTAAAAACTTATCAACAAATTACTAAAAACTAAGTAGTTCGTCAGCAGTAATTATCTTAGGTAGTCCGTTTTCATTCAATATAAAGTCAAAGGATTCAAATGGTGTATTCCTACTTCTCTTACAAGAGACTGTTATACATCCAAACTTGTTCTCGTCTCTTTCTAATTGTATTTGTGTCTCTGCTTTCTTTTCTAAGAAGCTACCTAAATGTCCTGTGGGTTTGTCGCTCCCAAAGTTACTATGGATTACAGTTACGATATGGCAATTATAAATAGTAGTCCAAGCCATTACTTTCTGTACAATTAAGTTAGATTCTTCTAAATTATTTGCATCGCTAACTAAATCAGCAATACCATCAATAACTATTAATCCTATTTGCTTCCCTTCTTCCTTCATACGCTCTAAATAATATTCTATAAAGTCTATTCTACTTTGATAACCTACTTTTCTTAATGCAAACGTATGATAAAAGTCTAATTTTAATCCTTTATTCATCCATTGGATTCTCTTAAAAACTCTTTGTGAGTGCCAATCCCCTTGTTCTGTATCAAAATGTATAAAGTGTTTATTACCTCTAAAAGAATTCATACCCTTAGTAAATTTTCCATTAGGATTACAGAAAGCTGAACCTAATAAGCTAACAAAAAATGTTTTCATTGATTTTGGTGGTGCTTGTATAAAGCTAAAGTTACCATAAGTTCCAATAGGTATAGGAAATTCTTTAACACTACCATTCCTAATAACAATTTCTTTTGTCTTAAAGCTAATTGCCACTGGAGGATGTTCTATTTTTTTATTTATATCTATAGTACATTCTTCCTCTATAGATTGCATAAACATTAGATGGTCGTTATGTTCTTGTAATTCTTGTTCTGTCATATTTTTTGTTTTGTTTATTAATAAAAAAAAGGGAGGCTTTTAAACCTCCCCTTGTCTAATTTAGAAAGGTAAATCGCTTGTAGCTAATTCCTCTGTTGGCACACCAATATCTGTTGCTGGTGCATTAGCTCCTGATTTAAACACTTTCCAAGCCGAAAGACTCACATAGTATTTACCATTGTACTCATTACCTCTAACGTTGAAACTAACGTCTACAGATGCTCCTACTTTGTTATACTTGATAAAGTCATCTACCTTATCTTGTACTATTTCAAACTTAACATCTTGAGGATACTTCTCATCATTTGTTGTGATAACAAATTCTACTTTCTGAAATCCAGAGTCAAATACTTGTTTCTCTCCGATTAATTTAATTGTTCCTGTTAATTGATTACTCATAATTTCTAATTTTAATTTAATTGTTAATATTTATATTCCTACTCCTATTCCGTTATCTATAGTCTCCACAATGTGTCTAAACACACTTCTCTCTTGTTCTCCAGTTACGTCTACTCCATTTAAGACAAGCCTGTAGTGGTCTTTTTTATCTGTTGGTTTAATCTTTATGTCATTCATATTATTTAATTAAGATTTGTTTAATTTCTTTTGATATACTGTATCTTGCTTCTACCGCCTCCATAGAACCACCATCTTTCAAGTACTTCTTTACTTTATCAAACTCACTACTTGTTTGTGTTAATGCAGTCTTAGTATTCTTAGAATGGTTATTTGTAGCATCACTATCTTTAGTGTCGTCTAATAACAATAAGTTACCTAAAGCATATTTCTTAGCATAAGAAGAGGCAGCTCCTGTTCTCTGTGGCATTTGCATACCTTTAGCTTGGAAATCTATAATAGCTTGTGCAGTAGATGATACTGAACTTTCTCTATCTATAGACTCAATATCTATAATCTTAGCTTCTGAATCTACACAAACGTGGTCTCCTAACTGAACTAACTTATCGTTAATCTTAAATACCACTTTGTACTTCTCCTCGTATGGTTTAATAGCTTCTAAGATGTCTTCTGCTGAACGATAATTGTACTTACCAAAATTGTTTCTTTGGTTCTTTGGAGCTTTAAGCTCTAACTGAATTTTCTGTAATTTTTCTAAAATTGTCATAATTTACTCGGTTTTTAATAATTCATTTTTAACTATATCCTTGTATTGTGTTGGGCAGTCTTTGTCTGTTAGTTCAAAGATGTACGTTTCATACGTAGACACCTTAGTCTCTAATTCAAATACTTTCTTTTGTAATGCTTCAATCTGAGCATTTTTAAAATCTATTAAGTCTTTCATTTTGTTTTTGTTTTAACTATTTACATTTACGTTTAATCCTAAGTAATTTCTTGTACCTCTTTCTGGTTTTTTAACTTGGTAATTGATTCTTATATCAGTTAAATTACTATCTTCCTCTAAATGATACTCTATTTGTTTTCTTAGCTTCTCCCAAGCTTCTGTATTTATCATAATCTATTCGTAAAATTCTTCTATTGTTTGAAAATGAAATCCCATCCCTGTTAAAAGGTCAGTCCATAATGTATGAAGTTCTTCTAAAGTAACGTCTGAATGTTCCAACTCAATAGAGAACTTTCTATCATAATGTTTAATTGACAATATTAATGGTTCATTCATTTCTAATTGTCTTATTGATTCTTTATGTTCTGTTTCTGAATTTATTTTTGCCATAATGTTTTGTATTTAATAATTAGATTAATTTCTAACTACGCAACAAACATACAAATAATTATTTAAGGTAAATGTTAAAGAAATGTTAAAGTTAAAAAAGAGAGGCTTTTACACCTCTCTAATCTAAAAAACAAAAAAACATAATCAAAACAAAGCAAACTCTTGTTCTTTTAAGTAATTATCTGTGTCGAAGTATATCCAATCATTAGACACATTTATTCTTTCTATACCGTATTGAATAAGACCCCTAATCATTCTAAACCTCTTAGCCTTATTAATACATTTAAATTTAACAGCCTTGCCAACTCTATGACTACTATTAGATGGTATTGCAATTCTATCTGCGTAAGTCTTACTTACATACCCCATTAATATAAAACCTGAGATTCTTTCTTTTCTAAACACCTCGTCTAATATAAAAATTGGTTCACTTTCCATAAAGTATTTACCACTACCTAACTTATCAGGACTATCAAACATACTCCATTTAAGCACTGCTAAACCTTCACAATCCATTTCTTTAGTATAGGTATCTGTGTATTCTACCTTATGTAAAGAAAAACTCTCTTTCTTACGCTTATGTATCTTTCTCAAAGCCATACACAAATATAATTATTTTACACCTAATAAACAAACTTTTGTTGATAAATATATGTTTTTTTTATTGAATAGGGGTCAGATGTCTTATATTTATTTTTATACTTAATCGTATTATTTTTAAATATAATATTAATTATTATTATTATTTTTTTATAATTATTTTTATAATAGTGAAGTATTAATAAATTGCGAAGTTATATATTTTTGTTTGAAAAAGCAAATAAAAAGTAAATTATTTTTTAATTGTTATATTTCCTGCTACTTTTTCCACACTCCTACCAACCACATACCCACCGATACCTAACTGTAACAAGTTCCAAAACTCATTCTCTAAAGGTGGGATAGGTAAATTAAACAAAGGTGCAATGAATTTAACGTAGATAACTATAAAACCAAATGCTAACATCAGTATAGGTCGCCAACTTCTTTGTAACCAATTACCATTCGCTTCTGTAACAATGATTTCCGTTTGTAGTTTCTGCAACTCTAATTGTTGTTCTTGTAGGACTTTAAATATTTCGTTCTTCGCTTTT